ACTGACAAGAAATAATAGAAATATTATTCAGATTAAATCTTCAGAAAAAATTTACAGAAAATTTATCAATAACATTTACGCATTAATAAGGAGGTAAAAATGAGTATAGATAAAGTTACAAGAGAGGAGTGGGATAAATTGGAAAAATTAAAAAAAACCAACAAGGTAGACATGGTAAACAAACCACCGCATTACCAAGGCAAGATAGAATGTATTGATCTGATAAAAGATAGAGTTGGTTCTAATAACTTTCCAGCTTACTTAGAGGGAAATATTTGGAAATATTTATTTAGACATAAGGATAAAGAAAGCAATATAGAATGTCTGCAAAAAGCTCAATATTACTTAAACGCTTTAATTAAACACTACGAAGAACTTTAATTAGACATCATTATCTTCTGCATATAGTTACCGACATTCTGCATTTCTTCGGTGGCTATATGCTCTCTAGTTTTACGGTAACGCTCAGTAGCCTTAATGCTTTTATGTCCCATAAGAGTCTTCACATCTTCAATCTTCATTTGCTCACCTGCCATAGTACCAAAGTTATGTCTTAGATCATGGAACGTCACATCTGGACATCCCGCAGCTTTTCTAATCTTGTTCCAAGTATGAAAAGGATATTTAACACCAAGTATTGTTTCGCTGTTTCTATCGCAAGAGTTGATGATTGCCATAGCTTGATTGTTAAGATGTATTACTCTTGGCTTACCTTGGTAGTCTGTCTTATGTTCTTCTAAGACTAATTTATTACCATCAAGATCAGACCACTTAGCACTACCAATTTCGCTAACACATCTACCACCAGTCAAGATACATAGCCTTATATACTTGATAGAATTTAAGTGTCGCTCATGCGTTTGTGACTCTATAATATTGATCTGCTTATTTATTTCAGCAAACTCTTTGTCTGTTAAAGGCCTATCACGTTGCATCTCAGGGTTCTTTTTAACGTACTTTGCAGGGTTATACTTAACTAAAGACAATCTAATGCTGTTCTCAAACACAGAACTAATCAATTGCACCACTCTATTAGCTTGATACTTAGCTCTCTTACTTACTGCAATATGTAGCTTAGTTATATCACCAGTCTCAACGCTTTCTAGTTTCATCTTACCTAAAGTATTCTTAACGTCTCTATCCCACATACGTCTTGGCTCACCATCTATCTTGCCATCCTTCATCTCAACACACTTCTTATTATTGTTGAACAAGTCTTCTAGCTTTAACTCAAACGCCTGGTTTAAGGTATAAGCATCAGCTTCTACTTTTTTTGCTTCTAATGGATCAATGCCTTGAGCTACTTCACCAAGTATCTTTTGTGCTTTGTTTCTTGCAACACCAATAAGAATATCTGTGTTGGCTAACTTCATAACTCTTCGTCTACCATCTATCCGATAGTACACATAATATCCTGTTGGATAAATTCTAAGACCTTTCACTTTTGTATCAGTCTGGTATTGCGCCATGCTTTCCTCCATTTGCCATCCATTTGCCAAAATCAGCAGTATTGATGTGATTGTTTACCTATTAACGAGTAAATTATAAATTGAATCTTGTAAAGAAAACAAGGGTTTTTAGTAAAAAAAAGTAATGATGTGAAATTGTGTGATGGCTTTGAAACATAGTGCGCTACCAGGCTGCGCTACTCCCCGAACAGTTAAATAACCGCTAATTTCTGGGGTTTTTCAAGAGGTATGTCATGGACTGATATGCCTATTTGTCGCCCATTCGCCGAAATTATTGCATCCATAGCCTCTCTAAAACTCTCTATTGAATTAACAGCTTTCATGGGTTCGTCATGTACAGAATATTGTAGGTATTTGCAATTGTTAAAAGGTAAGAAGTAAACATTCTGGTATTTAAGATTAACCAAGGCGAATATATCAATGGTATTTTCTTTGTACTCTCTTGACTTGCTGTGCGATCCTTTTCGTAAATCAAACCGCCAACTGTTTCTTGCTTTCTCTATATGGGTAACTGTCTTGACTTGACAGCGATACATTTTGTTTTGCCATTCAAAGATTATGTCAGCGTTAGCACCATGAGGCATAACTGTTACAGTATCGGTTTCTCTTGCTATCACCGAGCAAGTTAGGTATTCGCCACTCCTACCTATTCTCTCCGTTGCTCGTGTCATGTTGGGACATGTTAGTTTTCGTTAAGTAACTGATTAAGCTGGTTTGCACCTGTTCTTATGGTTGATCCGCCTACAACATTTTGATAAGCATTTTTAATCTTGCCTGTTTCTTCTAACTGCTGCATTAGTCTTAATATTTCTAATTGTTTCTTTGGATTTTGTTCTAGTAAAACATTACCAGCACTTCTTGATGTTTTTTCTAAGGGATTAAAAATACGATCTCTGGCTTTTGTTCCTAAACCAAATATTGCTCTAATAGCTGCTGAATCTGTTACGTTACCTGATCCAGCAACAGCTAAGTCTGACATAGTCTGTGCAGCCTGGTCTGCATCAAAAAGTTTTTCTGCTGTGTTAGAGCCTCCTGTTACCTTCTGTGTGTTTTTTAATATGTTTGCTTCTCTTACTAACTTATTAATAAATTGATCTTTAGCCTCTTCATTACCAGTAAATAATATAGATATTTTTTGTTGCGTATCAGGACTGTTAAATATTTTTTTAACCACATCTTGGCTATCAGACATTCTATTAATGTCTTTTAATATTTCTTGAAATACCCCAATTCTAAAAGCGTCTTGTTCAGCATTTGTTTTAAATTTTGTAAACTGTTTGCTAAAAGATACAGATGTTGCAGATGGCTTTTTAAACTTAGCACCTAAATCAAATGCCTCCTTTAATGCAAAACCATCCGATGCTTGATTTAAAGCACTAATATATTCATCACCCTCTACAGAATCTTTTAATAAATTTCTAAAATTATTAGCTATTGCTTTTCTAGGCCCAGACATTTGCTTATTAATACTTCCTTTAATGACCTGTTGAAAAGTTTTTTGGTCAGCCACTCTTTTAATTAAATCTAAGAACTCTAAAGGTAATGCTTTACTTACATCAACAACCTTTCCTTCTTCCTTTATTAATAACTTATTGAGTTTTGGTATTTGTACAGGGTTGCCACCGTTTGCAACAATTTTTTGATTATAAAGTTTTATTGCTTCGCCATAAGCGTTTTTCATAATAGGATCAGCTTCTAAATACTTATATACTTCTAAATTATTTATACTTTGATTTTTTGCGTAAGCTGTTTTGTATAAAGGCCCAAGTTTCTTGTCTACTGCCTCTACAATTTCACCAATACCAGATTGTAAATCTATTCCCTTAGTTTGAATTGTTTGATTTGCAGTATCATCTAGTGTGCTTAATACTCTAGTTGACTGTATATTAGGTGTACTGCCTGAACTCATTGATGATGCTTTCTGCTCCATTGTTCCTGTAGTTCTTTCCGTTAATGTTTCACCAATATTCATTCCAGGAACTCTAGTATTGATACCTCTTAATTTTCTATTAACAGCATCTCCACCATAATCAGCTAATATCTCTACAGGAGTTATTCCTTCTAAAGCATCTGCTGATACGTTGTCTTGTATTTTTTGAACTACCTGCTCTACTGGTATTTCGTCAGCCGCAAATTGATCTGCAATTATTTTTATGGCTTTTTCTTCTTGTTTTGTAATATTAGTTTTTTTAGTAACTGCATTCTTTATAGCATTGTAACCAGCACCTAATACTTTTTGACCAGCGGTTAAAACGCTTGGTGTTACAGCTCCGATTACTGTACCAGCACCCGTACCAATACCTGCACCTAAAGCTCTATCAGCTACATCACCTTCACTATAACCAGCTCCAGCAACTCCACCTTGTAATGCTCCTATCTTTCCAGCTTCAAAACTTTTTGATAAAAGACCTTTTCCAGGTTGAGCAATTTTACCAGCCAATAAGGGGTTGCTTAATATTCTAGCTCCTGTTGCAGCCACTCCTGTTGAGCTTGTACCACCCGTAAATGGAGTTAATAATAATGAAGCTGCTACTGGCAAAATTGATCCAGTAACATCAGCTGCTAAAGCTGTTTTTGGGTTTGCTTTTTGAAATGATTTTAACTTATCTCTTGAGTCAGTAACTCTTTTATCAAAAGCATCATTAAATGATTGGTCTGAAAATACACTATCAAAAGTTGCACCAATACCTGCACCTATTTCGTCAGAACCACCAAAAGTTAAGCCTTGTAAAATATTTCTAGTTATACCACTAGCCATTCCGACATCTGTTGTGGGTGCTTTAATTTTGCCTTCAGCTATTGATTGTTTTAACAGTTCTTGTTGTTTTTCTACTGGCAAATCATAAAAGTTGTCTGCTTCAACAATAACAGTTCCATATTTTTTTGTTTTAATTTCTGATGCCATTAATCAAGCTCTATAAATTCAAAGTCTTTTGGTGTGTATTCTTTGGTTAAATCTAAGTCTCCTAGGTTAAAATCCAAACCAGCAAAAACCATACTTGGATCAAAGCCTATTGCACCGTAACTTTCCTCTTTACCTGCTTTATAAATACCATAATCATTTACAAGCCTGTTAGCTGTTTGAGCAGCTAAATTAATCATATTTGCTTTAACCCTTGGCGTGAAACCTTCACCCGTGGTTTTTGAAATTTGATTTTTTAAATTTGTTAAAGCACCTTGGAATCCTCCAAAAGTAGCAACCTCTCCTTCCCTTACAACCGAATCATCAAGCTGTTTAATAAACTTAATCATTAAAGCGTAAGAAGCTGCACCATCAGCAGCTTTAGCAGCATCTAATAGTTGTTGGAAATTTTTGACGCCTTTGTTAGTTGCTTCAAAAGTTTTTCTTTCGTCTTTTTGAGAAGTTAAAACATCTTTAGTAGTTATTTCAAATGGTGGCGGTGGTGGAATTTCTATACCACCAAATACTTTTGTTCCATCATCAACATAACGATAAAAACCATCAGCAGATTTTTCATATTTTCTATCAGATTGTTGTTTTTGTTGCTCTACTCCAGGCAATACTCTTTCGCCTGTATCTACAAAATAATTATATCCATCAGCACCTTTTATGGTTGTTCTTTTTGATGCTTCAGGACTTGTTACAACTCTAGGCAATACTCTAGTTCCATCAGTATAATAATTAAAACCGTCAGCACCTTTTATTATTTTTCTTTCTGATCCTTGCGGTAAATCAATACCAACTCTTCTTCTATCTACTAATATTTTCTGTTCTGGACTTAGTAAATTATATTGCTTTTGAAATTCAACCTCTTGCTGTTGTTTTAACGTCCTAGCTTCTAACTCTTCTTGAGCTTTCAACTGCCTAGCTTCTTGCTCTGCTTTTCTTTGTGCTAGTCTGTTTGAATGAAAAGCCATTCTTTGTGTATCACCAGACTGGTTAGCACCAATCATATTAAAAGTGTCAGCTAGGTTTTGTAACTTTAATCTTTGTTCTTCTTTTTTTCTTTGCTCATCTTCTAATTTCTTTTGCTCATTAATAGGTGATATGTTTATACCCAACGAACCTGTATCATTAGGGTTTAAATTTAAAAGACCGCCTGGATTGTTGAAATTAAATTTTTGCATAATTTTTAACCGAACAGACCTTGAACTGCATTATAAGAACCAATGGCATTACCGATTCTGTCCATTCCGCTTACTTTGTTTTGAGATGTAGTTGTCATGCCTGGTGTTCCACCGAATACAGCACTACGCAATAAATCTACCTGTTGTGGGCCATAATTCAATCCTCTTGTAAACTCGTTGTAGTTTGCATCTAGTCCAGCTTGTCCTAGTCCTTGTTGCTGGTTTCCAATACCAGATAGTAAACCTAATCCTCTGTATTGATCTGCTAACTGATTACCAAATAAACCAGCTCTGAAGTTTCTGTCGTTTAATGCTAGATTTGCTGCGTTGTTAAATCCAGACTGTCTTAAATTACCAGAGGTTCTACCAGCTATGTCTGCAAAGTTTTTGTTTGTTTCTGATTCAAGCAATGCTGAACGAGAACCACCAAAAGCACCTCTGCCTATTGCTGCATCTTGATCGCTTTGTATTTGCATCTGTCTTGCATCATTAAGATCACCAAGTGTGTTATTAATAACTTGTTCGTTATAAGGATTCTGAAATTGTTGTATGTTAAGTGGGCCTTGAGCTAAGTTGTTTAGTTGTCCTGTAGGATCAAAAGATAATGATCTACCAAACATGTTTCTTGTTGCATCAAAACCAGCCAGTTGATCTGGATTAAATCCAGCTACTCTAGCACCTGTGTATGGTGTAAATGGTTGACCTGCTACGCCTTGCGCTCTGTTATATAAATCTTCATAACGAGCTGCAGTTGCTGGATCAACTGTAGAGGTTGATGTTTGTTTAGGCCCGCTACTTTTAGAACCTAAATAAGCTGCTCCTAAACCTAATGCTGTTTCTATTCCCATAATTATAATTCCTTCTTGACTATGTATTCTTGTTCAAAACCAAGATGTTTAATTTTTCTTAGCCATCCTTTACGACCACCGCCATAAAGGTATTTGCATTCACATTGT